ACAGCGCAGTTTGCAGTATCTAGAACAGAAAATATAAATGTAGCAGATTTAAATAATATCTCAGCTCAGTTTGCTGTATCCAAGGCTGAAGCTATTACTATGGCTGATTCAGCAATAATTATTAATATATTCACAGTTACTATTACAGAACCTATAACATCTGCAGCGAACCAAAATATATCAGCTCAGTTTGTAGTAGTAGATGTAGAAAATATAGGGTTAAACGACGCTTCTACACAACAATCTAACTTTTTACAATCTATTACTGAGGCTATTACTTTACTAGATGTATTATGCTATAACGGCTGGTTTAGAATTGATGATAGTCAAACTCCTGGATGGACTGCAATAACAACTCCTGTTGGAGTATGGGTAGATGTAAATAATGCTCAAACACCTGGCTGGGATACAATAGATACCTCTCAACCTTGTAGCTAGAAAGAATATAATTAATGTATAATATGACTAAATATAAAGGATTTTTATTATGGCAAGCACCTATTCAGCACTTAAAATAGAACTTATTGGGACAGGCGACCAATCGGGTACGTGGGGTTCAACAACTAATGTTAATTTAGGCACCGCAATTGAACAGGCTATTACAGGCACAGGCGACGTTACATTTTCTAATGCTGATGTTACCTTAACTTTAACTGATAGTAATGGATCACAAACTGCTAGAAATTTAAGGCTAAATCTAGTTGGGGCTGTTACAGGGGCTCAAAATTTAATTGTTCCATCTATTGAAAAACTATATTTAATTAATAATCAATTAACTTACGATATTACTGTAAAAAATTCTAGTGGTACAGGCGTTGCGGTTCCAGCTGGTAAATCTACATTTGTTTTTAATGATGGTACTAATGTAGGTGAAACTATTACAGCACTTCCTACTGGCACTGTACTTCCTGTAGCTAATGGCGGAACCGGTGCAACAACAGCAAGCGGAGCAAGAACAAATTTAAGCGCTGCAGTAAGCGGAGCTAATAGTGATATTACATCATTAACAGGATTAACTACTCCATTATCAGTTGCACAAGGCGGCTCAGGAGCTACATCTACTATAGCTTATTCAGTACTATGCGGCGGTACAACTTCTACTAGCGCTATTCAAGCAGTTGCTTCAGTAGGTACATCCGGTCAAATTTTAACTTCTAATGGGGCAGGTACTTTACCTACGTTTCAAACTCCAGCGGCTCAAGGATTTGCTTCAGGTACAGTATTAATATTCGGTCAAACATCAGCACCAACAGGTTGGACTAAAGATACTACAACAGCAGCTAATAATAGCGCTTTAAGATGCACAACAAGTACAGTAGGTTCAGGGGGTACTGTAGCATTTACAACAGCCTTTGCATCACAAGCAGTAACGGGTTCTGTATCTGTTACCTCCGTTAGTGGTTCAGCAGGGGCTACAACCCTTACAACCCCTCAGATCCCATCCCATACTCATCAAATTCAAAGGGGTGGTATACAAAAGACGGGTAATCCATATTTTGCTCAGGGTACATCAGGCGGCGGCGCAGTTGCTTCCCTTGCTGAAGGGGGAGACGGTTCACACGATCACCCATTTAATTTTACTTCAGGTTCTGCTTCATTTACTGGTACTGATATTGATTTAGCAGTAAAATATATTGACGTAATACGAGCTACTAAAGACTGATAAGGATATTAAATGCAATTAAAAAACGGAACATTTTGCCCTTTATTAAAAAAAGAATGTATTGGACTTGAATGCGCATGGTTTACTAGAGTGCAAGGCTATGATACTAATACTGGAAATCAAGTTGATGAATACCAATGTGCTATAGCATGGATGCCTATGTTACAGATAGAAAGCTCAGGCCAACAAAGACAAACAGGTGCGGCTGTAGAATCTTTTAGAAATGAAATGGTAAAAGCTAATGAGTCAAGTCAACAAATACTATTACAAACAGCGCAAATAGCTTCACCACAAATTGATAATAATCAACCAAAATTAATTGAGGAGTAAAAAATGAAAGTAACAATTATACCTATAGACGGTAACGTAAAAAAAGATGGAGAAGGATTAACTCATTTAGATTTAAGTTCATGCAATATTCCTAATGATGTACATGCTTTACAATGGCAAGGCACGTCAGGTTGGATTGAATATACTTCTGCTAAAATACAAAATGAATCAATTACTGAATTACCTATTTGGGCAAATGCATGTTTAAATAAATTACAAGAAGCACTAGATAGTATTATGCTTGAACATAATAGTGCGCAGAATTTATCTAATTTATCAAATGAACAAAAATTAACTATACTAGTTGTTGAAAGAAATGCTCGTTTAGCTGCTACTGATTGGACTCAAATTCCAGATGTTGTTGCAGTGCGAGGAGTTGAATGGGCAAATAAATGGGCAGTGTATAGACAAACATTAAGGGATTTACCAGCAAATACTGTTGATCTTAATAATGTATTATATCCAGTGCCTCCGCAAGTATAGATAGTAAATTAAAAATAGCATTATATAGTTCTATGCTACTAGTAAAAAAAGCTGAAACTATAAAAGAATTAAATTTAGTCTTTAAAGCTTTACCCGCACTTAATCCAACAGACGGGATACATGTGTATGGTTATTGGAAAGGTAATAAATGTGTTGGAGCTTCTTGGTTAAATAAAGAATTTCCTCACTACCTAAATATGGAGTACTACGACAAGTCTGCACTTATAGTTAAAGCAATTGCTGAATCATTTAAAGAATTATTTAAAATAAGACCTAGATTACAAGCTAAGATTGATATAAGTAATTATAAGTCTAATAAAATGACTAAGCAATTAGGATTTTATAAATTATATACAGAAAACGGATATAACATCGTTGAAATAGCCCCAGAAACTTGGAAATTCAAAGATAAATATCCTGTTGTGGAGAGGTAGTATGAATATGGAAAAATTAGCTAGTATGTTGTTCCCTGTAATAGTCTCAGCTATTGCTTGGTTGCTCACATCAATGGCATCTATCCAATCAGATTTAATTGCTATCAAATCTAAAATGCCCAATCTTATTACAGAACAAGGTGTACCAACTGACAGCCCAATCTCAGCAGAAGCTAGAGCTAAGTTAAAAGAAGAATTAAGAGCTCAGATGGGTGAACTTAACGTACGTATTCGTATTTTAGAAGAACATGACATGCAAAGGAAAGGTAAATAATGTTTAGTATCCTCTCATCCATATTAGGCTTTGCAACCGCAGGGCTCCCATCCATACTAGGATTCTTTCAACAAAAAGGAGACCAAGCTCATGAACGAGAAATGGCTAAAATGCAAAACGAGCAAGCTATGCTTATGGCTCAAAAAGGTTTTCAATCTCAAGAAAAAATAGCAGCTATTGAATTGGAGGGTACTTATGCAGAAACATTTGCACAAGAAAGACAAGCACTTTATGAACATGATGCTAAATTGGTTCACGATGCAGCCCCATGGGTTAGAACTCTTAATGCAGCTGTCCGTCCTATTGTTGCTTTCACTTTTGTAGGACTACTTATATTTGTAGATGTAGCTGGATTTATTTGGGCTGTAAGAACTGTAGGGTTTAGTCGTGAGTCTATGGATGTTATATTTTCATCTGATGAAATGGCTATAGTGGGTTCTATTATTGGATTCTACTTTGGTGCTAGAACTTGGGAAAAGAAATAAGTGAATGTATCAAAAGCTGGCATCGCTCTTATCAAACATTACGAGGGTGTGCGTAGTCGTCCCTATCGTTGTGCTGCAAACCTGTACACTGTTGGTGTTGGTCATCTTATCGGGGATGGCAAATTGTTGCCTGATTCTTGGAACAGAACTTTTTCGACGGAGGAAATAGATGGGCTTCTTAAATCCGACTTACGTCGCTTCGAGTTGGGAATACATAAGATGCTACCTAACGTGCCTCTTCGACAATGTGAATTTGATTGCCTTGTATCTTTTGCCTTTAACCTTGGCTTGGGTACATTTCAGCGATCAACACTCCGTCAAGCGCTTCTTCGCGGCGATAAAAAGACGGCTATGGAATCGTTAGTTAAATACTGCCGTGCAGGTGGTAAAATACTCAAAGGTCTACAAACTCGTAGGCTAGATGAGAAAGCACTCTTTGAAGGTAAATAATGCCATTAAGTAAACTAGTCTTTAAACCAGGAGTTAACCGAGATCAGACTGACTATTCATCTGAGGGTGGTTGGTACTCTATGGACAAAGTTCGCTTCCGTTCAGGGTTCCCTGAAAAACTAGGTGGCTGGACAGTTAAAACTTTTGATCAGTACGAAGGTTCTGCACGTAGTCTATTTACATGGGCTGCTATTAGTGGAGCTAAGTTAACAGCTATTGGAACGAATGAAAAAATATATGTTAACACAGGCACCGCACTCTACGATATAACACCTCTTCGTGTTACCTATACCTCTACTACAACACCGTCATCTACTGATTGTTTTAAAACAACATCAGGTTCTAACCTTGTTGAAATATTAAATATCACTGCAGGTATTGAAGATGGTGAGTGGGTGACATTTAGTGGTGTAACTGTTGCCGTAGGTGGTGTGCCCGCTGCAAACTTTAATAACGAATTCCAAATTACTATTGTAAGCGGTACACCTTATATTGCTGTAGCTACAACTGCAACTTCTACTGCTACATCGTCTGGTAATTCAGCAATCATTGCTCAATTTGAAATTAATATTGGTTACCCTATTGTAACAGCAGGTTATGGTTGGGGTGCAGGTACATGGTCTCGTGGTACTTGGGGTTCTGGTTCTGTCACACCTATTTACTTCCCAGCTCGTTTAGAATTCTTTGATAACTTTAATCAGAACTTAGTCTTTAATATTAGTGGCGCTGATCTTTATTATTGGGAATATGATGACTCTTTTACAACTCGTGCTGTAACATTACAGTCTATAGCAGGTGCTATTGCGGTTCCTAGAAAAGTTGATTATGCATTGTTTGCATCAAGTGGTCATTATGTAGCACTAGGTTGTACTAATTATGCAGCTACAACTGTAGCGGGTGTAACCATGTCTACTATGACTCGTGGTGGTACGGGTAATTTAACAGCTACAGTTACAACGACTACGGCTTATAATTTACTATCAGGTGATTATATTACTGTATCAGGATGCACACCTGCACAGTTTAACGGTACTTTCCAAATTACTTATATTGATGCGACGCATTTTAGTTACACTATGTTAACAGCGCCCGCTGGTAATGCCACAACTGTAGGAACATACGTATACAATAATTATACTGGCAGCTATGATCCACTACTTATTCGTTGGGCAAACGTTGATGCAACGATTGGTCCTGAGCCTGAAGTATGGCAACCGACTGCTACAAATACAGCAGGGTTCTTGCGACTACAATCAGGTTCTGCAATTATAGCCGCGTTAAATTCAAGACAAGAAATGTTGATCTTTACAGATACTTCACTGACATCTATGCAGTTCTTAGGTACATCAGAAGTGTTTGGTTTACAAGAGTTATCACATAATATTTCTATTGCAGGACCTAATGCTGTAGTAGGTATTAACAATGTAGTTTACTGGATGGGACGTGATAAGTTCTTCACATACTCTGGTCGTGTGGATGCATTACCTTGTACACTACGTCAATACATATTCTCTGATATTAACTATAACCAAGCACAACTATTCTTTGCGGGTACTAATAATCAGTTTAACGAAGTTATTTGGTTCTATTGTTCAGGTACATCTAATGAAATTGATCGCTATGTGATATATAACTACTCAGAAAGTATTTGGTACTATGGTCAACTAGAGCGAACTTCGTGGCTAGATTCAGGTGACTTCACTAATCCTATTGCTGCGTACAATGGTTGGATCTATGATCAAGAAAATGGTGTAGATGATGGTCAACCTAATGGTGCAGCGCCGGTAGCTATACAAGCTTATATTCAGTCTGCAAGTGTTGATATTGATGATGGCGATAAATATATGTTAGTACGTCGTATTATTCCTGATCTTAACTTTTCACAATCAGAACAAATTAATCCTGTGACAGGTTTGCCTAATACTATTCAAACTACAATTACTGTAGGGGTTCAAAACTTCCCAGGTGCTGCAACTGCTACTACAAACGCATCAGGTATATCTACTGCTCGTAACATAGTAACGGCAACAGCCACAGTGGATCAATATACAAACCAAGTATATGTAAGATGTCGTGGTCGTCAGATGAGCTTTAGAATTGAGTCAAACGATGTGGGAACTCAGTGGCAACTAGGTATGCCTAGAGTTGATGCACGTCCAGATGGAATGAGAAACTAATGGCTGAAATAAATATAACAACTACTAAAGCACCGGCGTTAACATTAACACCTACACAGTTTTCTCAAGTGCATTTTGATTTACTTAATGCTCAACTACGAGTCTATTTTAATGCAGTGGACTCTGTAAATAATCAAATACAACAAGCAGTTAATACTTTATCAATCCCCAGTTCAGGAACTACAGCTTTACGCCCAACTACTAGTTTACAAGTGGGACAGTATTATTTTGACACTACATTAACTCTACCTATTTACTGGACCGGAACTAATTGGATAAATGCTGCAGGAACCGTGGTTTAATCTTTGTTTCTCGGGTTTAAACTATGATATTATTACACTATATTAAAAAGGACGTTTTATGGCAACACATCAACTAGCACAAGGCTTAGCTTCTCTCGGTAGACATGGAGATTCCATGCTTATGCACGTTAGTCCAGCTGAAGTAGAGGGATTAAGTGCACTGGGTAAAATGACAGGTCATAAACTACACACTAATCCTGATACAGGTATGCCTGAAGCTTTTGATTTTGGTGACTTTTTTTCTTCCCTTTTACCTATGGCAGCAGGTATTTTATTAGCTCCTGGTACAGGCGGTGCTTCTTTAGTAGCGTCTTCTTTAGGTGAAACAGCTGCAGTTGCAGCTCCTGTTGTGGCTGGTATGGCTACTGGTGCCGCTGTTGCTGGTGCTAAAGGTGAAGACCCTTTAATGGGCGGTTTAATGGGCGGTCTTGGTGGATATGGTGGTGGTAATATAGGTAGCTCATTAGGAAAAATGGGTGCTCAAGGTGGATTTGAAGCTTCAAAAAATTTAGTGGGTCCTCAGCTTACACTTGAAGGTGGTCTTTCATCTGCTGGATCAGGTCAAGGCATGATGTCTACGTTAGCTAATCAAGCTGTAAAAGCAGCCCCTACAACTTTTGCTGAAGGTATGGGTAATATGGGTCGTGGGTTAGGAAAGTTAGTGTCTCCTGGCGGCTATGATACATTTACTTCTCCTGCTATTGGTGGATCTGGAACACAGTTAGCAACTTCTATTGGTATCCCTGCACTTCAAGCTATGCAACCTAAACCTATTGATACCACAGACGAAGAAGCTAAGCGTAAAGCAGAAGCAAGTAAATATGTAGATCCTATTACAGGTAAACTTAATCCTTATCAATCTCGACCAAATTTTGGTACGATGCTTATGGCTACAGGTGGTACAGTTAATACTAATTCAAGTACTATTTCATCAGGCGGCATTCAAGATTTATATGGCACAAATGATCAAACAACAGGCACACAAGATTTAAGTAAAGATGGTTATGGTATTGGAAGACTTGAAAATTTAGCTTCACAAGGTTCTAATGCTAAAGCCGCAGACTCATTCTATGCTATGGGCGGTCCAATTGCTTTTGCTAAAGGTGGACATCAAGGTTATTTAGATGGCGCTGGTGATGGTATGTCAGATTCAATCCCTGCTACAATAGAGGGTAAGCAACCAGCTCGTTTAGCTGATGGTGAATTTGTAATTCCTGCTGATGTAGTAAGTCATATTGGTAACGGCTCTTCTAAAGCAGGTGCTAAGAATTTATACGCAATGATGAATAAAGTAAGAAAAGCTAGAACAGGTAATCCTAAACAAGGTAAACAAATTAATCCAAATAAATACATGCCTGCATGAAACAAATGCAAATAGTACCTCCCAACTATATACATCAAGTTTGGGATAAAATAGAATCATATTTTGATAGGGCTATGTTAGCTGGAACAGACGACTATAATGTTGACCAGTTAAAAATGCTACTTACTGAAGGCAGGCAAACATTATTTGTATTTATAGAAGATGAAGCTATTATTGGAGCTTTAGCAGTAGAACTTATTAATTTTCCTAATCATAGAATAGCACATACATCAGCTGTGGGTGGTAAAGGAATATTCGATGAAAACACCATTAAGCAATATGAAGATTGGTGCAGAGCACAAAATGCAACAAAAATTAGAGCCTTTGCTAGAGATGCACAAGCAAGATTATATAAAATGAAAATGGGATTTGACATGGTAACACACGTCGTGGAGAAAAAATTATGATCAATATGTTTAACTGGGTAGATAAATTAGTAGGCTACTTCACACTTAATTTTGGCGGCGGTGGCGGTGGTGGATCTCAAACATCTACAGGTACTACTTATACTTCTAACTTACCAGAATATGCTAAGCCTTTCTTTGAACAGGCAATGGTGGAGTCTGCTAAGAATGTATTTACAACAGGTCCTGGCGGCGAAGTTACAGGTATTAAACCAATGCCTACTTATACAGGCGAAAGAGTTGCAGGGTTTACTCCAGGTCAAGTAGGTGTTCAAAGAGATATTGCAGGGCTTACACAGCCAGGGGGTTTTGCGGATGCTACTCGTGGTTTAGGTGTAGGTTCAGGTATGGGATATGGCACTGCTGGCGCTGGATTATCAAGTGCTTTAGGTTATAGACCCACATCAATATATGGTGGTACATTTACTCCGGGGATGGCAGATTATTATGGTGACCCATATCAACAACGTGTTACTGATATTGCACTAAGAGAAGGTCGACGTCAAGGTGACATTGCTGCACAACAAGGCGCTATGGGCGCTATTAAACGAGGTACATTTGGTGGAGCTCGTCAAGCATTAATGCAAACTGAACTAGAAAGAAACTTACAACAAAACTTAGCAGATATTCAAGCTAAAGGAAGTCAAGCTGGGTTCCAATCTGCTCAACAACAATTTAATGCAGATGCTGCAAGACAATTACAAGCACAACAAGCTAATCAACAAGCAGGACAAGGTGCAGCTCAATTACAATCTCAAGTAGGTCTTGGTGGATTGTCAGCTGGTTTACAAGCATCTAAAGATCAAGCTATGACAGCTGCTGCAGAACAAACCGCTAATCTTGAAAGACTTAAAACACAAGCAGCTAGTGAAGGTGAGAAACAAGCACTACAACAAAAAATTAATGATATTCAATATCAAACAGCGATGGAACAACGCGATTATGAAAAGAAACAACTTGAGTTTTACAACGCGATGCTTCGTGGAACTCCTGGTTTGGCACAAACACAAATTCAATATGCGCCTCAGCCTTCCGGTATGGCACAACTTGGTGGACTTGGTTTAGGTGCACTTGGTCTTTCTAAAGCACTAGGATAAGGATAAAGTATGAACCTCTTAAAAATACAAGACATGCTCAAAGGTGCACCTGATCAAGCATTAGTAGGCTATGTTCAAAACCCTAGTGGACAAGTACCTACTTATTTAGCGTTGAGTGAATTACAACGTAGAAAAGAAATGCGTGCTTCATACCAAGCTAATAAACCAGAAGATAAATCAGTCGCAGAAGACTTAGTTCAAGAATCCCAACCGGGTGTTATGGGCTTACCTGCAGGACAACCTATGCAACAAGCAATGCAACCACCACCAGAAATGCCTGCAGAACAAATGGCTCAAGGTGGTTTAGCAGAACTTGATGTGGGTGATATGTACAATGAAAACAATTATGCTAACGGTGGTATCGTTGCGTTCAATGATGGGGGCAATGTTCAAAACTACG